CCATAGCGCCGGTTGAGACCAAGCCGGACCCGACGCAAGTCCTCAGCGAGCTCTCCCGCAGGTGTACCGAGCGGATGCTGAAAATCATCGACGTCGACACCGGTCGGACCCTCGAAAAGCTCAACAAGACCACGAGCCTCGGTGACGGGAAGGCCAGGGCAATGGGGGTGGACATCGGCTTCAAGCTCGACGTCGAGCAGGTCGAGAAGCTGGACCGGATGGCCGATGTGGTGCTGAAGCTCGAGCAGGCCAGGGCTGCGGCGAGGAAGAGCGACGACGAGATCGAGCGGCTGGTGGTGGAGCGGATGCGGAAGGCGGTGGCGGAGGCTGGTGGCGGGGCGGAATGACCCATGCCGCAGTGCATGCGAGATAGCCGCCCTATATTCTCCGTATCTCGTATCTTCGTAGGTCACTATTACGTAATCGGCTACGACACTTTGTCTCAGGTTGACAATTTGTCGCGTGCGTGTCACGTAACAGGCCATGGGATTCATCAAGCTGGACCGCGGAATTCTGAACTCGTCAGTGTGGGTGGACCGCGACGTCCGTGACGTGTTCGTGACCGCGTTGCTCATGGCCAGGGTGCACGAGCTGCGGGAGGACACGCCGCAGCTGGACGCCAGGACGATGGAGCCGACGGGCTGGGAGATTCCACCGGGATGGTATGGGTTCGTCGAGGCGGCAGGCGTCGGGATCATCAGGAATGCCGGCGTCGACCGAGAGACAGGTATCGCCGCGCTCGAGAGGATGGGTGCGCCGGAGCGAGAGAGCCTTGCGTCGGCTTTTGAGGGCCGGAGAATGGTGCGCATCAACGGCGGCTACATCATCCTGAATTTCATGCGCTACCTCGAGAAGGACCATGGGTCTGCCGAGCGTCAGCGCCGGTACCGCGAGAGAAAGCGCCTTCGGGAGGCGGTAGCTCGTCAGCCTTCTGGATTCACGGAGGAGGAGATCCGGTTGGGCCGAATGGCGATCCGCGAGCGCGCCGACGAGCCATGAGCTACCTGCGCAAGGGGAAGTGGCACGGAACTCCGGCCTACCTCGGCGGCAACCTCCCGTCGCAGTATCACCCGTGGCGCAACGGAAAACCCAAGCCGATCTCCAAGCCGAAGCCGCGGGCAATCCCAGTTGGCGTCAAGGTGCTGACCGACGCGGAGATTCGCGCGGCGTACCCGGGCGTGCCAATCCGACGACGGTAGCCGCTACTCGTCGTTCCGCGCCTGCCAGGCCGCGTAGTCGCGAGCCCAGCAACCGCAGTCCTCGCCGTGCAGGCGCTTGCAGATGGCTGCGCCGGACTCGAGGGATCCGGTGACGAAGAACTCGGCGATGCGGGCGGCGTTTCGCTCCCATGCATCGCTCACGATCGCGTGCTTCTCGTCTTGTGCGGCGACCCTGGCGGCCATGTGTTCGGCGTCCTCGCGGGCCTGTTCGTCTATGCGCGCGGTCTCCTGGCGATCAGCCACGTCCGGAAGCGGGCTGCCTTCGATGGCGTCGCGCTGGACCGCCGCGATGAACTCCAGCATCTGCTCGTCCGTTGGGTCGTAATCGTCTGGATGAGCGAGCCACTGTCGGCGCACCCAGTCGAGCAGCTCCTCAGGCGTTCTCATTCGTCAGTTGTACTCCGCTACGCGCTCCCCGTCTAGGAACGTATAGCGCCAATCTGTCACCGCGGGTCGTCGTGACCCACGTATAGCGCCAGAAAGTCAATCGAGGCACCTTGACATGTGCCAAATCTGCGCGTAGCGTGACTAAATGGCAGACGACGACGGGTTCGAGACCGCCTACGCCACGCCGAGTGTCACGACCGCGGTTGGGGTCGAATTGACCCAGCAGGAGCAGGCCATCTGGAACGCGGCTTTCGGTGGCACGTTCGCCATGGGCCTCGAGAGCGAGGATGCGCTGAACACCGCCGACGCTTCGGTGCGCGAGTTCCGCAAGCTTCAGGCCGGCCCCCGCGCGAACCTCGGGAAGGTGGTCTAGGTGCCACTCAAGCCCGGCAAGTCGCGCGGAGCCTTCGAGGCCAACGTCCGCGAGCTCACCGCCGTGAACAAGGGCAAGGCCAAGCCGCGGTCGCGCGGCCAAATCTTGGCCATCGCGTACGCCGAGAAGCGCATGAAGCCGAAGCGGACGGTGTTCGGTGAGGACCGCTGACCGTGGCGAACTGCGCTGACTGCGGTCAGAACCCGAAGCGCGGCTGCCTGCCGACGTGCCCGCGGGACAAGACGCGCTCCGTGTGGGCGCGGTACCGGGCGCGGAAGAAAGCGCGGGCCGCGCGCGAGGCGGCCGCTGGCGACAAGGAGGCGACGCCGTGAAACTTCGCGTTCGCCGGAGGACATCGGTGATTCGCGCCATCAGCCGTGTCCTCGCTCACTGGCGCCATCACCGCGAGATTCGCGACGAGCTGGCCGTGTTCGGCGGCGGTGTCGTCATCAAGTGCGGCTACTGTCGCCGCGAGTTCGGGAGCCCGGCGTGACCGGCACCGGCGTGTGGGCGCTCGGGTTCTGCGCGAGCGTCGTTGCGCTGCTGCTGACCATCATGAGGCCGCGCCGATGAGCAGGCGGACCGTGACCATCAAGTGTGACGATGGCGTCGACGTCTCCGACGGTTACCACACGTTCGGCGAGCTGTACGACCACCGGTGCCGCCTGTACATGACCCTGTGTCGGTTCGCCAAGGTGGCAGGTCACCGCGTCTGGTTCAGCCGCGCCCACAGCGACGGAACTGACATGCCGGGGTGGTTCGTGCTCGGCATCTGGACGGACCCTGGCGAGCAGCTCACGTATCACCTGCCGCAGTCGCCGTTCTGGCCGGAGTGCAACGCCGCGGGATTCGAGCACCGCGAGCGCGCGCCCGAATTCGACGGCCACACGTCTGCTGATGTGGTCGCAAGGCTCGCGAGGCTGAAACCGTGACCGCGACGCCCGACCTCGTCCCAACGCTCGCCTCCTTCGCGAAGGTACGCCGCCCAGGCGCCACCGCCGAGCGCGACGCCATCCTGGCCGGACAGGTCGAACACATGCGCACCGAGGGGGCGCGGCGCCTCCTGGCTTCGGGCCTCACTGTCGACGTGCAGCCGCCCGAGCTCCGCAGCGAGACCGCCTTCGTGTTCGAGGCCACGGCCAAGACCCGCTGGCCGCACCGCGACTACACGCGCCCCGTGCGCTGGACAGAATGGGTCCACATCTTCGGGCCGCGCGTGGCCGAGATGATCAGCGACGGCCGCACGCTGCTGGCCACTGCCTCCCACGAGGGGACGCGCGTGATCCTCGGATTCGCGCTGTGGGACCAGTTCGACGTGCTGGGCATGCTGTACGTCAAGAAGCAGTTCCGCGGCGCCGGCATCGGCCTGCGGCTGCTCGAGGCGGCGGGCGTGGACCTGCCGCTCAAGGTGTTGGCCGAGACGGCGTGCTGGGGCCGCTGGGTGAAGTGCCACGGCATCCCGACGGTGCGCATCGAAGAGGCCGACCTTTCGAAGTGGAAGCGCGACCGGGCGCAGGTCGAGCGGTTGTCGCTCGGGCGGCCGGCCGTGGATGACGATTTGCTGTCGGGCGCCGGCAGCGTGGAGGTGGACGAGTGAGCGAACGCGCGTTCAAAGAGGGCGACGTGGTTTGCCTGGCGTCGAACCCGTCGATGCGGATGACCGTCGAGGGGTTCGTCCAGCCAGTCCAGCAGATGATGGGACAGTTGGTGCAAATGCAGGCGCCGCCGAGGCGATACGAGCGTCCTGTCAACGTCGTGTGGTTCAAAGGCCAGATCGGCCCGTGCCGAGAGACCTTCGAGGAAGGCGCGCTCAGGAAGTCCGAGGTGGCCGAGTGAGCGATGTTGACGGAATCACGAGCCTGAAGCCACGCGATGAGACCGTGGCCTACGCGCGCAACCTAGAACTGGCGTTGTTTCAGCAGCTGAGCGCTGACGGCCGAACCGAGTTGCTTGCCCATGCGCTTGAGAAGTTCTTCCAGGATGGCCACGCGCTGGAACGCGGCTCGGCTGACGCAGAGATCGAGCGGTGGCGCCGAGACTACTACCAACAGCGAGATCGGGTCTACGAAATGGAAGCACTGCTCCGACGCTACCGGTTCGTGTTCGAGACCGTCGACCTGAAGAAGCCGGACGAGGAGGCCGCCGGATAGTGTGCCGAGCGACGAATACAAGCGTCTCGCGTCCCAGCTCGCCGGCCTCCAGTCGCCGCGCAGCGCATACGAGCGCTTTCGCCGCATCCTCGGCCCCGAACAGCTGGCGCTGTGCGAGGACGACTCGCCGCAGATTGCCGCTCACCCTGGCAGGCGCGCCGGGAAGACTACGAGCATCCTGGGGAAGGCCCTGCGCTGCTTCGGCGCGCGCCCAGGTGCCCGCGTCGCCTACTTCGCCCCCACCGATGACCAGGGCTTCGGGATCGTCTGGGACGACCTGCTCAAGCACAACCACCGCCACCGACTCGGCCTCGAGGCCCACAAGTCCGAGCTCGCTTTCACGAGCGGCGCGTGCCGGTTCGAAATCTTCGGCTTCTACCAACAGAAGGACGTGGAGCGCGCGCGTGGCCGGCACTTCGACCTCGCCATCGTCGATGAATCGCAGCTGGGGCCTGACTGGTTCTCCTACTTCCTGTCCGACGTCCTCAGCCCCGCCCTGCTCGACTACAACGGCCAACTCGTACTCATCGGGACACCCGGACCCGCTGCTTCCGGCCCGTTCTTCGACGCC